GGGAAGGAGTTCTCATTTTTGTTGACCCTGCAACCGGGAAAACAAAAATGAGAACTCCTTCCCAACTTCCCAAACGTGCCCGTAACGCATTGAAGAAGATACAGAATAAGAGAGGAGAGGTTACCTATGAGTTCAATGGCAAAACAGAAGCGGCCCGGATTCTTGGTGCCTGGAATGGATGGGAAGCCGATAAGAATGTCAACATCAAAGGTGGAGACGGAAATAAAGTCGGTGAACTTCGTATTGGATTTGAAGATAATGAGAATTCGGAAGAATAGAACAATTTTAACTGCAAAATCCGGTATTCACCCTACGGAGAAACCTTACTTTTAGAACAATATGGTTATAAATTATAAGAAGCTAAATCCTAACGGATTTTATCTATTGAAGTACTTGAATGATGAGACTATCCGTTTCATTATCTTGTATGGTGGCTCATCTTCCGGTAAATCGTACAGTGTGGCACAAACCATACTGATACAGACATTACAGGACGGTGAGAACACTCTTGTTATGCGTAAGGTAGGAGCTTCTATTCTCAAAACCATTTATGAAGATTATAAAGTCGCTGCGGCCGGTCTTGGCATATCCCATTTGTTCAAGTTCCAACAGAATACTATTAAATGTTTGGTTAATGTTGCGAAGATAGATTTCTCCGGTCTTGACGATCCGGAGAAGATAAAAGGTATCTCTAACTATAAGCGAGTTCAGTTAGAGGAATGGTCAGAGTTCGAGCATCCGGATTTCAAGCAGCTACGTAAGCGTTTGCGTGGTAAGAAAGGGCAGCAGATTATTTGTACCTTCAACCCGATTAGTGAAAGCCATTGGATAAAGAAAGAGTTTATTGATAAAGATAAATGGCATGATGTACCGATGACGGTTACCATTGCCGGCAAAGAGTTGCCGAAAGAACTTACCAAGGTCAAATCCGTAAAGAAGAATGCACCCAGGCAAATACTTAATCTTCGTACTAAGCAAATCGAGGAACAGGCACCTAATACAGTTATTATCCAATCTACCTATTTGAATAATTTTTGGGTGGTCGGTAGTCCTGACGGTGCGTATGGTTTCTATGATGAGCAATGTGTTGCCGACTTTGAGTATGATAGAGTTCACGATCCGGACTATTACAATGTGTACGCATTGGGAGAATGGGGTGTCATTCGTACCGGTAGTGAGTTCTTCGGTTCCTTCAATCGTGGCAAACATTCCGGTGAACATAAGTATGTTCCGGACTTACCTATTCATATCTCTGTCGATAACAACGTGCTTCCGTATATCAGTGTATCATATTGGCAGGTCGATTTCACAACTGGTACCAAGGTTTGGCAATTCCATGAAACGTGCGCTGAAAGCCCAAACAATACAGTAAAGAAAGCCTCCAAACTTGTTGCAAAGTATCTGAAATCTATCCAATATTCTGATAGGTTATATGTACATGGTGATGCATCAACGAAAGCGGCAAACAGCATTGACGATGAGAAGCGTTCCTGGATGGACTTATTCATAGATACATTGCAGAAAGAAGGATTCGAGATTGAAGATAAGGTAGGCAACAAGAATCCGAGTGTTGCCATGACCGGTGAGTTTGTTAATGCCATTTTTGATTGTACTGTTCCCGGTATAGAGATATACATTGACGAATCATGTTCGGTATCTATTGAGGACTACATGAGCGTACAGAAAGATGCTAACGGTGCCATTCTTAAAACTAAGGTCAAGAATAAAACTACCTTGCAGACTTATGAGGAGCACGGGCACCTGTCTGATACGTTCCGATATGTCGTTGTGGATTTGTGTAGTGAGCAGTATATAGAGTTTAGTAACCGGCGAAAAAGAAACTTGTATGCTTGTAATGGCACTATTAATTTCTTCAATCCAGATACCGAATGTAAATACACTAAGAAGATTCTATATGTGATGCCGAATGTTAATGGGAAATTTGTCCTTATACAAGCGTTTAGATGTGGAAATAAATGGCATGTTGTTGATGTCGTATTTATGGATACTACTTCAACAGAAGATATACGTTCTTCTATTTTGTCCCATGAATCTGATTCATGTGTAATTGAATGTACAGATGCTTATTTCCCTTTTATCCGGGAACTCCGTTCTAGTACAAACAAGGAGATTCGTGTAATGAAAGAGTTTCCGGATGTAGATAAGCGTATTGCTGCAACATCTGATTATGTGAAAAATAGTATTCTTTTTTCTGCATCAAAAGTAGAATCTGATACGGAATATGTTGCCTTCATGAATAATCTGATGGACTATAATAAAGATAGTGAAACAAAAGAGGCCAGTGCTGTTTTGAGTGGGCTAGTACAGTTCGTTGTAAAATTAGGTTTGAATTGAATTGCGTTATATGTGATTGAAAATAAGGATGTTGTATTGTTGATATTATGTTTTCGTAATTTCAAGATTTTAGTGTTTTGGAAAACGGTTTTCCTTTTTACTTAGTTTTGCTCAAAAAGGAACCCAATGAATATTTTTTTTGATAATCTATTTGGAAAGAAATCTAAGACTAAAGGTGAAGTTGAAATAGTTACTTCATCTGAAAATAAGGATATAGATACTCAAAGTGGCAAGGCTGAAAAATGGTCAGTTGCATACATTGAGGACCTTACTAGTCCTATTGTAGCGGGCAGTAACTATCTAACGCTATTCAGTACGATACCTGAAGTCTTTTTCCCGATCGATTATATTGCATCGCGAATTGCAGGTGCTAATTTTCAATTGAAGAAAACTAAGGATGACAGTATAGTATGGGCGAATAAACGAATGAATGGCATACTTAGTCGTCCTAATTGTTTGATGCGTTGGAAAGAATTGATTTATCAGCACCATATTTATAAATTGTGTACAGGGAATAGCTTTATTCGTGCCGCTATGCCTGATGTCTTTTCTACAGCTGAAAAATGGAGATATTGCGATAATTATTGGGTGCTACCTTCTGATAAGACTATTGTAGAACCTGTTTACGGGAATATGCCATTGTTTGGTATTGCCCAAACAGAAGATATTATTCGTAGCTATCGTTTGGAGTATGGTTGGAATGGTAGTTTGGAAATTCCTCCATACCAAATATGGCATGATAGAGACGGAAGTGCAGAGTTCTATTCAGGGGCTATGTTCTTGAAGTCCAAAAGTCGTCTTGCTTCCCAAAATAAGCCAATGTCAAATCTAATAGCTGTATATGAAGCTAGAAATGTGATTTATGTAAAGCGGGGTGGATTGGGCTTTATTGTAAGTAAGAAAACTGATGCTACCGGTTCAATAGCGTTGACTGACGATGAAAAGGAACAGCTTTTGAAGCAAAATTTTGAGAAGTATGGTGTAAGGAAGGGCCAGGTACCTTATGGTATTTCAGATGCAGATATTGACTTTGTTCGTACTAATCTTTCTATTGCAGAGTTACAGCCGTTTGAAGAGACTTTGGCTGATGCAATAAATATTGCAGGGGCATACGGCATCCCTGCCGTTCTTGTTCCGCGAAAAGACCAGTCCACATTTAGCAATCAGGCTACTGCTGAAAAGAGCGTATATTGTTCAACTGTTATTCCTATGGCCAAACAATTCTGCAAGGATTTTACAGCTTTCCTTGGTCTTGAAGGAGGGGGATATTATTTGGATTGTGATTTCTCTGATGTTGATTGTTTGCAGGAAGGATTGAAAGAATCCGAGGACGTAAAGACAAATATAAATAAACGTTGTCGTGAACAATTCTCATGTGGGCTTATAACGCTCAATGACTGGCGTGCCCAAATAGGTGAAAGTATGATAGAAAATCCCTTGTTTGACAAATTGAAATTTGATATGTCAGATGAGGAACTGGATAAAGTAAATCGAGTTTTTAACACTAAAAGTGGAGATGAAAAAGATGGAAGAGAAAATCAAAAGCCTTCAGTACAAGACAAAGGCAAATGATGTTGATGAGAAGGGTATCGTTACCGTTGCGGTGAATGGTATCGGTGTGAAGGACTCACAAAATGACATATCTATGCCCGGGTCATTCAACAAGACATTGAAAGAAAATATTGGCCGGATGCGTTGGTTCCTGAATCATCGTACAGACCAGTTGTTAGGTGTTCCGTTGAGTGGTAAGGAAACAGAAGGTAACTTGGTTATGGTTGGTCAGTTGAATCTTGAAAAACAGATTGGACGTGACACGTTGGCTGATTATAAGCTGTTTGCAGAGAATGGAAGAACCCTTGAACATTCTATCGGAGTAAAAGCCATCAAAAGGGATTCTGTCGATCCCTGTAAGGTGCTTGAATGGCGTATGATGGAATATTCAACATTGACAAGTTGGGGGAGTAATCCACAGACTTTCCTTGTGAATATCAAGTCTGCTACTGCCGACCAGGTAAAAGAGGCTGTTGATTTCGTTCGGAAAGCGTTCTTGCAGCATGGATATAGTGATGAACGTTTAAAAGGTTACGATATGGAATTAAGTTTATTACTGAAGAGCCTCAACGGCGGTGCCGTTGTCTCATGTCCTCATTGCGGTCATCAATTTGATTATGATGCAGAAACGGAGCACACCTTTGCCCAACAGGTACTGGATTATGCTGCTGATTATCAGAGATGGATAACACAGGACATTGTAAGGGAAGAAATGGAGAAGCTCACTCCGGAGATTAGAATCCAAGTAATTTCTCTTATTGATTCTGTCAAATCAGAAAAGAAAGAATTTACTCAAAAGGGTCTGCAAGACCTTATGAATTATGTAAGATGTCCCCACTGTTGGGGAAAAGTATATCGTTCGAATGCTATTCTGCAAAACACTTCTGAAGATACCACCGGAAAAAATGAGCCGTCTGTTGACACTCAAGAAAAGAATGACGGGGAAAATGGGAACGATGAAGTAACGTCTAAAGCCGCTGATAATGGCACTTTATTCGATTTCAAAAGTTTGAATAGCTGTTTCGAGAATAAATAACTTAAAATTTAAATTTTATGCCAATTAGAAAATTTACAGTATCAGATTTTAATCTGAAAACGGACGGCTTGCCGGCAGAACAGAAGGCGTTTATGGAAAACATCGTCGGCATGATGTGTGAAGTAGTAAACAAGTCCCTTGAAGGAATTGCATCACCGGATGAGGTATCAAAACAGTTTGACGATATTAATAAATTGCTGAAATCCTATGACAATGAGAAGTTCCAGCAATTGGTTAAAGACAATGAAGAACTCGTTGCCCAAGTAAAGACCCTTGGAGAAAGTATTGAGAAAATGAAACAAAAGGGCTTGTCTATGAATGCTATCAACAAGTTCGATGAGAAGTTGAACGAGATGCTTGATTCTGAAAAATTCAGAGATTTCGCAGAAGGAAAAACACGCAAATCAGGAGAATTTGACGGTTTCTCCTTGAAAGATGTCGTTTCCATGACTGACAATTACACCGGTGATTTGTTGATTACTCAACAACAGAAACGTGTTGTGACTCAGGTTGCCAACAAAAAGTTGCATATGCGTGATGTATTAACGACGCTGACAGCTGATCCTGCATATCCTCAACTCGCCTATGCGCAAGTATATGCTTTCAACCGCAATGCCCGTTTTGTAACAGAGAACGGTCGTTTGCCTGAATCAAGCATCAAGGTAAAAGAGATACAGACAGGAACTAAGCGCCTTGGTACTCATATCCGTATCTCAAAACGTATGTTGAAATCAAGAGTGTACATTCGTTCCTACATCTTGAACATGCTTCCTGAAGCTGTTTGGATGGCAGAAGACTGGAACATTTTGTTTGGTGACGGTAATGGTGAGAATTTGCTTGGTATTATTAATAATACTGGGGTGACTTCTGTAGAGAAGATTATTAGTACAGCCATTGTTACAGGTGCCGCCGGTGCTGTAAAAGCTATTACCGGATATAACGGTGATAAGGATGTGATTGTAGAGTTTGCAGAACCACAGGATTTGATTCTTGATGGAATGAGCATCACGTTCGCTGGTGCCGCTGTTCTTACAGAACTGAACAAAACACACGCTCTTGTGAAAATGGAAGATGGTCGTATCCTTATTCCTGGCGTCGCGTTCTCCGGTGCTGAAACGGCTACGGATAAAATGACATTCAGTGTTCATGAAGCCGGCTTTAAGAACATTGAGGAACCCAACTCTGAAGATGTAGTGAAAACAGCTTTCGCCGCAATGACATATGCCCAGTATTTCCCGAATGCTATTATTCTTAATCCAATGACTGTTAACGGTATGGAATCAGAGAAAGATACGACAGGACGTAATCTTGGTATCGTTAAAATGGTTGATGGGGTGAAATATATTGCCGGTCGCCCGATTATCGAGTACGGTGGTATTCTTCCCGGTAAGTATCTTTTGGGTGACTTCAACCAAGCCGCAAATTTGGTTGATTATACCACTTTGACACTTGAATGGGCTGAAGATGTGGAGACCAAGCTTTGCAACGAGGTTGTGCTGATGGCACAAGAAGAAGTTATCTTCCCGATTTATATGCCATGGGCTTTCGCTTATGGGGATTTGGCCGCATTGAAGACTGCAATAACTAAAGCGTAGGATTATGGATTACATACTTAGAGGTAACGATAAGGATGTAACCAATGTGCTTAAAGAGCAACGCATTCGGATTAATAGAGGGATGATTCAACTCATCCCTATTTCCGAATGTGGTCTTGTTACAGAAGAAGATGCCCGAAAGACATTGGAATGTATGCTTGCAGAGAAAAATGAAGAGATTGGCAGGCTTACTGCATCCATTGCAGAGAAAGATAAGACAATTGTTGAACTGACAGAAGAGCGTGAAACAATGAAAGCTCGCATTGCAGAACTTGAAGTACAGGTGCCTTCTGATGAAAAGAATCTTCCGGTTGCCGATTCAAAAGATTTGCAAGAGGAAGATGCCAAGGAGGTAACTGTTACAGATGATAAAGCCGTTTCCGTGGAAGATGAAAAGAAAACCGGGAAAGGCAAGACTTCTAAATAACTATCGCTATGTTGATTGATGTTTCATATTTTATGTCAGGTCCCAGGCATATTGAGAATGTTTCGGTCGCTGAAATGCCTTCGCCCCAATCTCTTGCTGTGAATGAGGTGATAAATGGGTATATTAAGGCATTTCAGCCCGAATTTCTCCGGAATGTTGTTGGTGTGACTCTTTCCCAAGCTATCACAGATTATTTGGAGCTTATTGAACGGGAAAAGGAAGATTCTTCAAATGAAGTTGATATTTCAGAAGAGAAAGAAGAACCCCAGTCCGGATATGCAATATTGTGCGAGAAGTTGTGTGAACCGTTCGCTGACTATGTCTTTTATCATATTCTTCGTGACGCAAACACACAGGCTACAATAACCGGGCTTGTCCGTTTGAAATGCGCTAATGAATATGTAGCTCCTTTGAAGAGACAAGTAAGCACATGGAATAGCATGGTAGAGAAGAACAAACAGTTTGTTGAATGGGCTATGTCGAATGATTGTCCTTTTGATGTGAAAATAACCAAGAATCTTTTGACCCCAATTAATGCTTTCAATTTATGATAGATTTAGATATAACAGAACTGTTTGAGGAGATTGTAAAGGAACTTCCAGAAGGGCTTGAAATCCTCTATCCAAATGGGAAAGGGGGAACTAAAGTAGTGAAGTCCCCAAGATTGAATTACATCTTCGGTAGCAGTCAATATATCAAAGATATTTTAGATGAATACAGTAAGTCTTCTGCCCAGTCTGAAAGGAAGTTTCCATTGGTTGCACTATTCACTCCAATAAGTGAAGATAGAGGTGACGCGGATTATTTTTCAAAAGCAAAGGTTTCGTTAATTATAGCATGTTCTTCTTGTAAAGAGTGGAGCAATGAGATGCGCAGAATCACATCTTTTAAAAATATCCTTCGGCCAATCTATAAACGTTTATTGGAAGTATTATATGAAGATTCTCGGTTCGACTGCGACTATGACGAAAAAGTGAAACATAGTTATTCAGAAAACTATTCATATGGCAGATACGGAGCCTATACAGATTCCGGTGAGGCTGTGAGCGAGCCGATTGATGCCATAAATATACGCTCGATGGAAATAAAAATTAATAATCTTAATTGTAGAAGAAAATGAGAAAGATTAGAACGTGTAAGGGTTCCCGGATGAACACTGGTAGTTCTGCTTGTAGCATTGACTGGAAAAAAGTCAAAGGTGCTATCTTGACAGAACATGGCGTCAAACTCCCTGCTGATATAACAGGTGAGAAGTTGCTCGAATTGTGCCATGCAGACCGTCCCGGGCGTATTTACCCTATTTTGCCATTTCTGGAGTATGCCAAGAATGGTGGAGAGCCCCAAGTTAATGCTGTAGGGTACGGTGCAAGTGAATACAACGGGCTTAGCGCTCAAACAGACACCTTCACTTTGAAGAAATTTGATGAGGTTTTGAATGCCCAGCTTCTGAAATGTGCCAATAAAGGATGGGACGTTTACTTTTGGAATCAGGATAATATGTTAATCGGTTATAATGATGACACTGATATCCTTGCCGGTATTCCGATGTCTACTGTTTACCCGACCGTGACACAGTACCCGACCAGTAGTGCTAAGTCTGCGATGACTGTTAGTTTTTCACATGAAGATGTGGAAGACAGCCAATTGCACTTTGACTACGTGCAGTTAGACTTCAATCCCAAGAATTTCGTTAAAGGCTTGGTTGATGTTGTGTTTCAAAAGTTGGAGGCCGAAAATACTTACAAAATAGTTGAAGTTGTTGGTGGTTATGACCGTACAGAAGAATTTGGCAGTCTTATTGCTGATGGTGCTGCTGAAGTTATGAATAACGTAACTTCTGCTACATATTCGGATGGTATCATTACCATTGTTCCTAAAGCCGGGGCGGTTCCTTCGTTGAAAGCTCCTTCTGTATTGTATGAAAAAGGAATTAGAGGTATCGAGCAGGTGTCATGAAGGTAGATAATGTTACGTTCGTCGAGGTTGCTGTGAAGGGCATGACGAAGGAAGAGTTTATTAATGCACACATTAAAGTCGTGTGGCAGGAACTGAAGGAAGCTGACCGCAAGAAGAAGCTCTCGGAAGTGTACGATGCGATAACTAAGTAACCGACGGGCTGGGGTGTGATTACAGCCCGGCCCGTTATATTTTTACTGTATGGCAGATTTTGATGAATTACATAGAGTTATTCATTCCATTGCATCCGGGTTTGAAGAGGAATGTATTAGGTGTATGGAAGAACATAAGAATGTGCTCGTTGATTGCATTCAGGAGCAATTATATTCCGGTCTGGACGGTACTGAACATCTATTGAATCCTGATTATGATACTGACACCTATTTTAACGAGCCCGGTCCCTGGCAGAACCGTGCGGAACAATATAAACGATGGAAGGAGAGGATAACTCCACCTCTTAGAAGTGAGATGCTTTATTTGCCACCGCGTCCGGTTGAGGTACCTAACCTCTTTATTACTGGTACTTTCTATGATAGCATAACTGCCGATAGAATTGATTCCGGGCTTCGATTCTCAACGAAAGGATTTACGGACGGTAGTTCTATTGAGAAGAAATACGGTGAGCAGATTTTAGGCATTGGTGATACAGCTAAAGAGTACTTTAATATTATGTATCTCCGTCCCTGGATGGAACGTTTCTTTTCAGAATGTGGATATCGGTAGAAAATGGCTTGTAGTTGCGAAATAAAAAAGATGCAGAGTGAACTGGAACGTATCAGTGATCTGGCAAAGAAAGCAGCTGTCTTGGATGGTTGCATGTATGTCGTTTATCAGAAAGAAGATGGTACCTATGCTTTTGATAAACTAGGAGTTGAGATAAAAGGAAAGATTGTTGAATATAGACATTACCTGTAATTATGGCAGATTTAAAATTAAAAGATTTCGTTGATGAGAGCGATTTGCAGAAATTGGTGGAGCTTGATAATACTATTGAGCGTGTGAGGGCTGATTATGCTAATGCGGCCAAAGAATTAGCAAAAGGTTTGAAACTAAATGTAGAAGGCGTTGCTGATCTTGAAAAGTTGAGTAATCTTTATAATACCCAAGCAAAAACGGCTGGTTCTGCATCTGCTGAATTAACCGAAGCCCTTAGAAGACAGTCTGAAATAACTCAAACTGTCAGTAAGAAGATAGAGGAAAAGCTAAATGTAGAGAAATTATCTGCTGCTGAACTGAAGAAACTAACCAAAGCAAACTCGGATAATGCTGTGTCCTTGGAAAAGGCTGCTAAAGCAGAAGCTAACTTGACAAAAGCGCAGAATGCCGGTAATGCTACTCGTAAGAAAGCTGTTCTATCTGAAGAAGAACGTTTGAAACTTATCAGAACTGCTATTATCTTGACTAATCAGGAAGTACATAGCCGTTCACAAGCAAAGGAAATGAATAAGCAGCTGCAAAAGGCTGTTGATGTTTTGAAAGATACGGATGAAAACTATATTCGTACACTTGCCCGTCTTAATTCTACTATTGGAATCAACACTGATTACATAAAGCGAAATTCCGATCGATATAGTCAACAGAAAATGACAATTGGTGCATACCGGGAAGAAGTAAAGGCTGCATGGGTTGAGATACAGAACGGTAATAAGTCCATGCAGAATATGGGTATTATTGCCCGGAATGCAGGAAGGATGCTTAATACAGAGCTTGCTCCTGGGTTAAGTAAAGTTGGTGCTGGTTTAAAAGGGTGGGCAGCTGGATATATTGGTGCACAAGCTGTTGTTAGTGGAGTTGTTGCTTTATTTACAAAACTGCGTGAAGGAGTAGGTGATATTGTTAAATTTGAATTAGCTAATAGTAGGCTTGCTGCAATATTAGGAACCACTTCTGATAAAGTGAAGGAGTTAACTGCGGATGCTCAACGTTTGGGTGCTACAACGAAATACACTGCATCCGAAGCTACGGATTTGCAAATAGAACTTGCTAAACTAGGTTTTACTCGAAAAGAAATATTAGATGCAACAGAGCACGTTCTAAAATTTGCACAAGCTACCGGGGCAGAATTAGCAGATGCGGCTTCATTGGCAGGTGCTTCTCTTCGTATGTTTAATGCTGATACAAGAGAAACTGAAAGATATGTGTCTGCGATGGCTGTCGCAACAACCAAAAGCGCATTGTCGTTTTCATATCTCGCTACTGCATTACCAATTGTTGGACCGGTTGCAAAAGCCTTTAATTTCAGTATTGAAGATACTTTGGCTTTGTTGGGTAAATTATCGGATGCCGGCTTTGATGCTTCAATGGCTGCTACTGCTACCCGTAATGTTTTTCTAAATTTAGCTGATAGTAATGGAAAGCTGGCAAAGGCGTTAGGTAAGCCCGTTAAAACATTGCCTGAGTTAGTTGAAGGATTGAAATCGCTAAAAGAAAAAGGGGTAGACTTGAATACTACTCTTGAATTAACTGATAAGCGTAGTGTTGCCGCTTTTAATGCCTTTCTCACCGCTGTTGATAAAATATTACCACTTAGAGAACAGATTACTGGTGTAGAACGTGAATTGGGCGATATGGCTCACACGATGGGAGATAATGTTCATGGAGCTCTTGCTAACTTATCTTCAGCATGGGAAGCGTTTATGCTTTCTTTCTCCGAGTCAACGGGACCTGCTAAGGAGTTTCTTAATTGGATGGCTGATAAAATAAGAGGTATCGCCAATGATTTGAAATCTCCTGAAGAAAAAATAGAAAAGATAGATTATAATTTTAGAACACTTGCAAAAAAAGATGCGAACAAAAAGTTATTGGAAGTAGAAAAAGATTTTCAGGCAGAATATAAGAGGCTTATTGATGCTGGTGATACAGAGGAACAAGCATACACAAAAGCTGTTATTCAAATGAAAAATAAACGTATTGAAGTAACGGCCCAAGAGAGAGAAGCTTTAAAACGGATGAAAACTCGTGCTCAATATGCAACATCAGAGTTTGAAGATATGTCTTGGATAAAGAATGGTGCTGCTAAAATGTTTGGCTATTACACATCGGAAGCAGAAAAAGCGGATAAGGCTCAGTTGGAATTTTCTAAAAACTTATTCAAAATAGCATCTAGCGATGAGTTTAATCGTGGACTTGATGTGATTGCAGAAAAGTTCCGTCCAAAGGGTAACAACAAAAATGGTTCAGGTATAACAGTCCTTACTGATAAAGAAAAACGTGAACAGGAAAAAGCTCTCAAAGAGAAGCTGAAAATTCATGAAACTTATCAGGAGTCAGAACTAGCTCTTATGGATGAGGGACTGGAGAAAGAACTTGCTAAAATTGGTGTTGCTTACTCGAAGAAGATTGCTGCCGTCAAGGGTAATAGCAAAGAGGAAATTGCTACACGTCAGAATTTAGCTAAGGAAATGCAGGAAAAGCTAGATGAGTTTACTATTAAGTATAATTCTGACCGTGAAAAGAAGGATGTTGAGAACGCTCTTGCTGTTGTAAAAAAGGGGTCCCAGGAAGAACTTGATTTGAAATTGCACCAGTTGGAATTGCAACGTGAAGCAGAAATTGATGCAGCGGAGAAAACAGGTGAAGATGTAATATTGATAGATGAAAAATATGCTAGGAAAAAACAAGAGATTTACGGAAAGTATGCTTCTGATCAGGTAGCATTGATTGCGGAAAATGCAGCCCATGAGCAAGAGATACGTGACGCTGCGTATGTAATGGATATGCTTGCTCTTAAAAAGAAGTTAGCATCCAAGCTAATAACAGAAGAGCAATATGCGATAGAGGAATACAATTTACAACTTGAATATGCACATAAGACTACTGAAGCAGCGATTGAAGCTTTGGAACTGGAATTAACCGTTGAAAATATTACTGCTGAAGAACGTACTAAGATTGTTACTCAGTTGTATGTTTTGAAGGCTGCTCTCGCTAAAAAGGAGGCAGAATTACAGATAAGTGCTATTCAAAATATTACTAAAGCTGAAGATAAAGCGTTAAAAGAACGCCAAAAGAATCTCAAAAAATGGTTGCAAACTGCATCACAAGCTGTAGGGACTATTGGAAATCTTGTTTCTACACTTTATGATGCTCAAATTGATAAGATAGAGGAAGAGCAGGATGCTAATGATGAAAAATATGACAAAGATGTTGAACGGGTTGATAAACTGGCAGAGTCAGGTGCTATTTCCGAAGAAGAAGCAGAAGCACGTAAACGTGCTGCAAAATCTTTGACAGAAGCAAAAAATGCTGAACTAGAAAAACAAAAACAAGAAATGGCGCGTAAACAAGCCATTTGGGAAAAGGCGACTAGTGTTGCCCAAGCTGGAATAGCCACTGCACTGGCAATAACTGAAGCTTTACCGAATATTCCTTTATCTATTGTTATTGGTGCCATGGGAGCAATTCAGGTTGCAACTATTCTTGCAACTCCTATTCCTTCCTATGCAGACGGTACTAAAGGTAATGATAGGCATCCTGGCGGTACCGCTTTAGTTGGTGATGCTGGTAAGCATGAAGTTATTATGTATTCCGGAAAAGCATGGATTACTCCTGCTACTCCAACTTTAGTTGATATTCCTAAAGGTGCACAAGTCTTTCCTGATGTTGATAAGATAGATATCTCTAATTTTGATATGCCGGATTGGGACTTTCCTACATTTTCACCGACATATTTTGCATCTTCTTCCGGTGACACCATTGTTTTCAATGATTATTCCCGGTTAGAAAAAAGGGTTGATAGAACAAATCTCCTTTTAATGAAGAGTCTAAAAATGCAACGTCAGGATGCTTCCAACCGTGAATTTGAACTGTATAAGTTATCTAAATTGAAATAGCTATGATTGAAAGATTAAATCAGATAACCTTGAATGATTTCATTGAACTTTCATGCGGAAACTATGCTTGTTTGCTTTCGGACTGCAAATCTATGTCCGAAAGCACGCTTAAAGAAATAGCGTCTAAATTACTTGTCGAATACAGAAGTATTGTTAATCCCTCAAGTATGAAGGCTATGATAATGGACAAAGAGGATATGGTGAAGGAATGTGCCAAACTATTGAGTCTTCGTATTTGTCAGGCTCTTGTTTCTCTTGGCTTTTATGATGATGTTCGTCAGGTATTGGGTCAACTAAATGTAGATACTCAAAATATGAGTGATGAACAAGTAATATCGAAGATTGATTATTTACTTCATTCTGCAATTTTTGAGCAAAAACGGAATGAGGAGAGACGCAGTGAGGAACATAAAGGAAATAAGGTTACTCCTAAACAAATTCGTTCTTCTTTCGATGCCGAGATTGCTTTTCTAATGACATTCTTTAAAATGAGTATAGATTCTCGTGTAATTAATGCTGCTGTCTACGCAAATATCGTTCATCAAGCTGATGTTGAAATATCAATCAGAAAAAGAAGCACATGATAATATTGGGCATTACATATATGCTGTAATTCGATTAATTTTTAATTAAAGCGAATTATTTCATACAGTCGTTTGTACATCTCTTTTGGAATCACAAACGACTTTTTTATGAATAAAAAAAAGAGCATCCATTGTATAAATAGGCATTTATACAATGTTTTATTGTCAGAATTACGTACATTAGAGACGAAGTGTAATCGGATAACAGCAGAGGTGTCCGAGGTAAAAAAAATGATTGCCTTATTGCCCCCCGATATAGGCACTCTTATTAGTTCAATCGAGCGTTCTGCTAAGGAAATGCACGAGCAAAGTATCATGCACCGGGAATACGTGGAAAGGTGCATTAATGGCGAACCGAAGATACACCTAATAAGGAGGGCTGACAATGGACTTTGAAAAGGAATTATCAGAAATATATCCTTGGATATTAAAGGTGGCAAGAAAATTCTGCTGTTCCATGCAAGATGCTGAAGACTTAGCCGGTGATACAGTTTATAAGCTACTTGTGAATCGTGATAAATTTGATTGTTCTAAACCACTTCAACCGTGGTGCCTTATTATAATGAGGAATACTTATATAATAAGATACAATAGAAATTCCCTTATACATTTTACAGGGCTTGATATGGTAGACGGAAGTGCCATTTCTAACTGTACAGCTCATTCAATACTGTTTGATGATTTGGTTTCCACAATACAACGGTGTGCTAAAAAATCCCGTTGTATTGATAGTGTGATGTATTATGCTAGTGGATATTCTTATGATGAGATAAGTGAAATCCTGAACATTCCTGTTGGAACTGTAAGAAGTCGTATTTCTTCTGGCAGGAAGCTTATACTTCAAGAAATAGGATAATAATGAGTAAGGTTTCAAAATGGTAACTTATATATGCTCATAATAACCTGCAAAGTGTTCTGAATTACAAAATTTGAGGGTCTTTATATTTGTAAATTTATAGCAATAGAATGAATTATGGAAGTATATTCTATGTGGATATACAAAAAAAACTTATATTTGTAATATATCCGAGTTTAATGCTATTGGGTGAGTTGGTGAATAAATTATTGTTGGATTAATAGATATATTTTTGAAAAGAATAGATATGAAAGATTTTTGGAATGACTATAAAATGATAATATTAGTGATATTATCACTATTGATTTTTTCTTTTGTATTGATGTTGAGAGAAGAAGAACTTGTTAATAATATAGGAATAAGCCTTTTTGTAAATGTGAGCACGACTGCTCTGACAGTTTTGGTAATTGATAGATTATATCGAAGAATTGAAGTTAGAAAGAAAAAACCGCTTGAGTTTGCGGCATATAATGATGTAACTCTTTGGTGTAATAAATTTATTAGCTTTTGGCAAACGGCTTACCGTGATTGTGGATATTATGCCCCTAAAACAGATAAAGGTATTTTCTTGGAAGATGAATTTCGAAGAATTTATGATTCTTTGCAACTTGATGCTATTGCTCCTGTTACCCCAAAAATATCTTGGGAAAGATATTTACTTTCCGAGAATCAAAGAATGATAGATGGAGGAAGAGAAATTCTAGTGAAATATGCATATTACATTCCTCCTGAAATATATAAGGTAATATATCAGTTAATTGATTCTCCATTTATATATACAATTTGCAATATACCGGCAATAAAATTGTCAGATATTGAATTTAAAACAAATAGGAAGAATGTATTAGGAGCATATACGGCTAAACCTAAACAAGCAGAATTAGATTTATTTTTAAAAGTTCATGGTTGGTGTTTTACTAAACATAAGGAACTAGGGAAACTATTTAAAGGGGTACGTACTGTTTCTGCATTAATATAATTGTTTTTATAATGCATATTTAACCTGTAGAACATTTCTATGACATTTTAAAAGGGAAAGATTAGTATGTAGGACATTGAAAAGTCCTTTTTATTCCTTGGTATAGATATTGTTTTGAAAAACAGATAGTTATATTGCATTTTAGCAAAGCATGATTTTCAAGAATTTAGCCAATCGGGAAACCGGTTGGCTTTTTCTATATATTTGCTCGTGAACGTTCAAAAGGAGTTAAAATGCTTTGTAAATATGTACTTACCGTTGATAGTATTTCTTATGATATTCCCAAATCTTGTATTCAGAATTGGGATGAAATAAAGTTTTCCCGTAAACGCTCCGGACTTGAAGGAATAACTAGAACCTTTACTTCAAAATTCCAGTTTGTGGGAGAAGCCTATGATCTCATATTGGAGGAGTATTTGAGCAAATACCTGGCTTCTAATGCTAGTATCACTGTTTATACTATAACTAATTCTCATACTTATGAAGAATTCTTCAGTTGCCGACTGGATTTCGGTTCATTGACCTATGATGGAAATACTGTTTCTATTAATTCGATAGATGATAGTGTCGCTAATATCATAAAGGCTAACAAAGGAACGCAGTACGAATATTCGGTAGATGAGATAAAAGATGTATATCAGCTTTATTATGATAGACTACCGTTTAATTACTACGCGAACTATATATGTGGTGGATACTCTTTAGAAGATGGAGGGCAATATGTTGATTTCTCAAGAGATATAACAGGAAAAACTATATTCCAGTCTCTTCCATTGGAAGTCGTAGAAAAAGACTTACCAGAATCAGATAGTCCTGTAGAAATAAATTCTGTGACTTTAGATACTTCTGTACCTGCTTTTTTAAGGGCGCATAAACCAGTCAAGGTATATATAACTCCCGAATTCAACTTTTATTTAGGCAGAGGAGATGTAATGTTGACACTTGCTAAAGTTGATGGGAACGGTACCACAAGCACTATTGCGAGTTGGATAAATACCGATTATTCAGGAAATACACATACAACAGAAAAAGACACTTATAGACCCGAACAATATCGGGATGTTTATGCAATAGACCTTCAAGATGGTGAATGTCTTCAATTTGTCATACATGATCCGATAGGTAATATGAATGTTAACGGACCTGGAAAGGTGTATTTTTCTAAATATTCACTACAGGTTAAATGGACTTCAATAGCATCACCTATCAATATAGATGTGGTAAAACCTATTACTGTTCTGAATAGTTTGCTCAAAAGTATGAATGGTGGTAAAGGGGGTATAAAAGGCGAGATAGCTTCCGGTGTAGACAATCGGTTGGGCAATTGCCTTATTTTGGCTGCCGAAAGTATTCGTGGGATATTGTCTGCTAAATTATATACCTCATATACGAAGTTTGTAGACTGGATGGAAGCCTGTTTTGGCTTTGTTCAGAAGATTGAGGGGGATATTGTAAAGTTTGTCCATCGTGACAGCTTATTTACTTTTAATGGTAATAAGAATATATCAAGAAGCATTTCAGATTTTCAATTTAAAGTAGACAGTTCTAGGATATATGCACGAGTTAAAGTTGGTTATGATAAAGTTGATTATGAATGCTTGAATGGTCGTGATGAATTTCGATTTACTGCTGAATATACTACTGGATTGCAAGTAACAGACAATACACTAGAGTTAGTGAGTCCTTATCGTGCAGATGCTTATGGCTTGGAAATCGTGTCACAGAAAAGGGGAAGTAGTTCTACTGATAACGAAAGTGATAATGATGTGTTTATCGTTGGCGCAATGCTCGCTTATAATAAGGTTATTGGGAAAGCGGAATATGTACTAGAAAGGAATGCGGATTGGAAGATTGCAGGTGTTCTAAATCCTGATGCAATGTTTAATGTTATGTATTGGCAGAAAGCTATGTTGAAAGCTAATGCTAAGTATATTGGCATGTTCGCTGATTCTCTTCATTATGCTTCTTCGGATGGGAATAGCAATGTTATAGTCAATGATGTGAAATTAACTGATGACTTTATACTTGAAGAGCATTTGGTCACTTGTGGAGATGTTTCATTTACAACCTTTGATGAGGATATTCCACAAACAGATGATGGAACGATTAAGATTCAAAAAGGTGGCCTTGTTTACGAAGGTTACATCAAAGAGGTGAGTAGTGTGGTTGAGAGAAATGAGGGAGTGAAGTATGATTTATTTGTCCGTTCAATAACAAAAGCCTAGAATATGATTATAAGCCCGTTTACCCCACTGTTTTTTTCTCCGTCTACCGATAAGTTTGGAGCGAAGAGCAAATATGTGCAGTTATTTGCACGTACAGACCGGATTTTTGTTGAATTGATTTTGACGCCCAGAGAGCAGGAGCCTATTGTTTACATTAATAATCTTTTAAGTAATATATCTACACCTGTATCATTAAGCTCATGGAAGATGAATGATGATAAGATTCTTTATTTCTATAACATTTCATTGCTTCCATGTGGATACTATACTGTAACAGTTAATGGGAATACGAGTGAGATTTTTAAAGTTACGGACGATGAATGTGAGTTATCAGAAACCAGCCTTATTCAGTATTCAATGAAAGATAATAAGCAGCGTCTTGATGCTGTCTGGTGGATAGATGGGATGCAATACTTTTTTGATTTTCGCGTTCCTGGTGGTTTCAAAGATAACGGATGGACGTTCGGTGTGGATAATGAGCAGTTCGTGACCTCTGATGAGGATATTGTTGAGCTATTCAGCCACGAATATACAACAGTATTATTCACGCTTGGAAATGGGATGGGATGCCCTGTGTGGCTTGCTGAATTATTGAATCGTGTCTTATGCTGTAATTACGTCTACTTTGATGGTGTTCGATATACCAGAAAGGAAAGTAATGTTCCGGAACTTAACCAGCAAATAGAGGGATTGAAGAGTTTTGTGTTCAATCAAATGTTACAGAAGGTAAGAACGATGAATCCTGTTTTGGAATGGAATAACCAGCTTGCTATGAGGTGTGTACAAAGCGGTGCTTATAGGATAGCAGATGATGAAGGAATGCGTAGTATCAAGTATGGTTCAGAAAGTGGGGTTGCAGAGGTCGGAGCATATATCAATATGACTAAGGCTATTCCTAATACTGGAGTTTCTATTAATAGTGATACTATGGTTACTGTCAACAGTATTCATCACCCAGGTGTTGATGAAAATTCATATTGGGATTTGATTGCAATCAAGACGACTGACATAGATAACAAGTATATTGGTAGAAGAGGTTACGGTAAACTTACAGTTAATGGACTGGATAGACTAAAGAACGATTTGGACAACGGTTCGATAAATTTGCGTGCTGTACTATATAAAGGAGATTCGTATACTAACCTCATTGAAGGGAGTGTAATCAGTAGGGATGGTGTATGTGTCTTGAAAGGTATTAACGGTGGAGATATTGGTGCTCTGAAGGAGTTCCAACTTTATCTTGATAATGTCTATGATTGCGACATAGATAATCTTGGTATGACCATTGAGCTTGTATGGGTATATGAAAATGATTAAAAAAGAGAATTATGACAGAAACAGAAAAACAACAGATTATTAGCCTTGTGTTACAAGCGTTGAAGACAAACAGTCTTACAATAGAGCAACTGACTGATACAACAGAGCTATCCAAAGATATGTACGTTGAAGTTAGTGGCGGTCGGAAAATATCTATTGATTTACTTTCAAGTACCATTGCTAAAATGGTGAATGGTGATTTTGATGCATTAGTGGAGAATGTCAATAAGATTGCAAAAGATTTATCGGATGGAGACGCCGAGTTATTGAAACGTATAACAGGAGTGTCTGATAAATCCAATCCTTTGACTGACCCATTTAAAAGTATTGGCTCTTTTACTACTATTGGTAGCTTTAAAGATAAATTAAAAACAATGTATTCCGGGGATTCTTCTATTGGGAATTATCGGTGTATTTTGTCTGTTGATTCGTCTAAGATTCCTGTAAATATACAAATTGAACGGTTGGAGCTTAATAAGGTTTGTCAATCATTCACTTCGTGTATACAACTGGCTACCATGTCAGACAATGCCGAAGGTGTATATTTAGGTACAGTTTGTACAAACTCACGAATAGGTATTGTTTCCAATGAGAGTGTTACATGGGGCAAATGGACCTCTGTAATAAATGACTTTGAGGAAAGGATAGGAAAAGCGAACGGTATCGCTCCTTTGAACGAAGAAAGTAAAGTTCCTTCTGAATGTCTGCCTGAACCGTTGTCTCTTGGGGAAGGTGAAGAAGAAGCTTTCCCCGGCAACCGTGGAAAGTCTTTGGAAGATACAATGAAAAATATCCCTTCCGATATAATCAAACCGGGTTCTTTCTCCGTCCTGTCTGACGCTTCCTATCTCAATGTGTATTTTAAGAAAGTGTCCAAAACAACCGGTAAAGAAACGGATGACAGCTTCCGTCTGCCTTCTGCTACCCTTGAACAAGCCGGCCTTTTGTCCGCCGAGGATAAGCAAGCCCTTGAGGATATGAAGAGCGGCACGCCCGCTGACGATGTAACACACCCCATCGTCATTGTTGATGAGATCCGCCCATTGAAAGACGGCTACTATACCCTTGAAACCGCTATTGCCGCCGTTGTATCTAGCCAGCAGGAAACAGGCATCAACTATGAGAGGACAGGACTTATCATTACCTATAAAACGGGTGAATACGAAATGGAAACCCGGCAGTTTCAAGGTGCGGTGTCTGATTTTAATGAGGTGGCACTTTGGAAGAACTTTGGCGGTGAAGGTTCGAAAGTGGAACTTGGTGATGCTCCCGAAGAGGGGGGCGATAAAGCCCTCTCAACCGGTGGTGCGTATGATTGCATCCCTGTGGACTTTTCTCTTGACACCGAGACTGAAGGCGTTGTCAAAATTCAAATGGTCAACGCCAAAGGCGAAGGTGTCGGCGAAGAGAAACAGTTTCTTGTCGGTACCGGCGGTGGTGGAGGAGGTGGTGGTACTATTGTGGCCATTGCTTTTGAATCCTCTCCCGTTTACGGGGCATACGGTTCACCTATCAAGGGACGTGCGGCTGTCCGTTCCGTGACTAGCGGCGGTGGCATTGAAACAGAGAATTCCATTGAAACGCTTGAGATAGTTGACCGTGACAGCGGTCTGACCGTGTGGGCGGAACGTGTCAACAGACCGAGTTCCGGTGATTTGACCGATTACACGTTCGAGCTTGACTTCACTTCGTTCTTCACAGCTGCGGGTTCCCGCAAGTTCAAGCTTGTGGCTACCGATGATTCCGGGAATACCGGAAGCAAGAACATTTCGGTTACTGCCGTTGATATAACCTGTACCTGCGTGCAAGTGTTGCAATACAGCCCGGACACGCCCGTAACTCCGACAACAGGAAGCGTTACCATCCCCCTGTACAAGTTCGCCAACAACCAGTCGGATAAAGGCATTTCCGTCCGGGTGGACATCAAGATTAATGGAGAATGGCATCTTCTTGCTACAACCGCCGTCAATGACAGTTTTACCCATTCCATTACCCTGCATCCGTCAGAACTGGGCTTGTCACATGGCAGCTACCCGCTCCGCATACAGGGAACTGATATAGCCAGCGGTGCAAAAGGCAATACCATCTACACGGCTGTAATGGTGGTGGAAGAGGGGAATGAAACTCCGATAGTGTCGTTACGGTACGATGATACGACCGGCGGTACAGTGCGCCTGTACGACACATTGAAACTCGATGTCGCGGTTTACGTCCCCGGCAAGTCGCAGTCCCATGTCGCCATATTTGCTAATGGTATACAATTCACGCAGCTTCTCGCCCTTAATACTCGTAGTTATTCTGTTTCACAGCAGATAAAAGGGTATGCTGACGGCACAGCGGTAACCTATAATGCTATTGTCAGTGCTGTATCGAGTGACAATATCATTGTTACTGTTGACGGATCGGCCATCGACGCCGAACTGACTTCCGGTACTATCTACGACTTTGATTTTTCGGGACGCTCCAACGATGAAGCAGACCATAGCATCACGTCGAACGGTTATGAGTTGAAACTGGCCGGTGCAAACTTTACCAGCAACGGATTCGGTACCTTCCTCGGCAAGAATTGCCTGCGCATCGCGGAAAATGTAACCGGACAGCTCAACCATTATATGTTCGGCTCTTCGATGTTGGAGGCTACGGGCGGGGCGATACAGTTCACCTTTGCGACCAAGAACGTGAAGGACAAGAACGCAAAACTGATGGAGTGTTACGACGAGAGTTCCGGCGCCGGCTTCTATGTGACCGGCTCAAAGGTGGGCATCTACTGCAAGAACGGCATAAGGTCGCGTGAGGAACGCTCCTACGAGCAGGGCAAGGAGATAACCGCCGCTATTGTCGTAGAGCCTACAAGCATATACATTGAACGTGGCGGCATCAAGTATTCAATGATATGTCTCTACCTTGATGGCGAACGTGTCGCGGCCCTCGGCTATGTGGGTGGCACCGGCAATCTTTTCCAGGATCGCAATATCAAATTCAATGGAGAGAGAGGCGACCTTTACCTCTATAACCTCTGTGCGTGGAACACCTACTTTGAGTGGGCGCAAGCACATAAGAACTACCTTGTCCGGCTTACTGACACGGAAATAATGGTCAAGGAATATGAGTTTGAGAATGTGCTTGTCTCACAGACCGCTGAAGGCACGACGATGTTACGTCCTAGTGCCGCAGAACTTTATGCGCGCGGTATTCCCTATATTGTGGAAGTAGCATCGGATGAAAGCTTCAATGAGTTTGACAACGGTGTTTCGACAAGCGACAACTTCACCGTCGACCTTTATTACTACGACCCCGTTCATCCGTGGCGTTCATTTGTGGCACGCGGCGTACGCAAACGCAGGCAGGGAACCACATCAGCCAAACGTTGCAAGAAAAATCCCCGTTATTATCTCGGCAAGGCGAAGGAGATTGTACCGTTGTTCCCGGACTATACCAATGCTGATGCACTGTTAACCTACGCTCTTTTCAAGCAGAAAAAAGTGCGTGTGGGCGAGAATACCATCCCGGTGGATATCATCACCGTCAAGATAGACTTCTCTGATTCCAGCGGTGTGAACGATTGCGGCACTTGCGACATGATGAACTACACCTACCGCTCTCTCGGTGGCGACTACCTGACCCCTGCCCAGCGCTTCTTTGACGGCACATATGACTTGGGTGACATACACATCGAAGGCTTGGAGATGAATCACTCGACCGCCAACCACCCGGTGTGCGTGTTCCGTTCCACATCGGACACGTTGCAGAATGTCTACTTCGAGGCGCGTGGTAACTGGAAAGAGGACAAAGGCGAACAGACCGCCCTTGGGTTCATGAACACTCCCGGTTACAACCTCGGCTGTCTGAACTATCAGGACGCATCGTTTGTCGAGTTCTTCGGCCGTGCAGAGGAAACGCTTGACCAGATAGAGGAACGCTTCAAGGCTACAGACGGACTTGATACGGGTATGCTCTACCTGCTGTCTTTGTATTGCGGGCGTGACTACCGCTTCATGCGTTACGTTGACGGCGCATGGAAGGATACAACCGGTTCAATGTATCAGGAAGATGGCAAATGGCTCATTGAGGGTGATGTACTGAACCCCGTTGAAGGTTTTGAACTACTCGTGTACCAAGGGATGTGTTGGTGGCGCGGTGTTTCTTCCGTTGAGGATATGATGAAACCCAGCTCAATGAAGTCAAGTTGGGTTCAGAAACTCATCGACAAAGGTGAAATATCCGGCGACACATTCCCGGCATGGACATACTATTTCGAGTGTATGGTTGACAATGACCAGCTCGCCATCGACTATGCGCTCGGGAAGAAAGTGCCTTACCAGCTCTATAATATGCTGCGCTTCTGTGATACTTGTAACAAGGACAACGATGCCCAGTGGCAGGAGAACTGGCGCAATAATCTGCGTCTGCACGCCAACCCCAAATCAGTGATGAGCTACTACGGCTTTACCGATTACGCCTGCGGCAAAGACCAGCAAGCAAAGAATATGCAGCCCATGTGGTTCTTGGAAAGCGGGGCGAGCGTTACCAAGGGCGTCTATTCACCGAACGCGCTTATCATGTATCTTAACAAGATATATGATGCTGACGGTGTGAACGACAAGGACAATGACGGCGGTTGCGATACCGACCCCGAAGTAGACCCCGGCAAACCCTCGACAGATACGTATACCAACCCGTTTGCAGGGTGGAACAGTATCCTTTGGGTGTGTTGTAGGGAACAGCAGGAGGTGTTGCTTGTCGACGGAAACACCATAGACCTGCGCACGGTCATCGCGGCTATGCGCTCCTGCCAAATAGAAGTGGACGGTCAAATGATGAAACCTTTCTCACCGGATGGTGCTATCTATTTTTATTGTACCAAACGGCAGTTGGTATGGCCGAAAGTGGTCAGCTCTTACGATGGCTACCGGAAGTATATCCAGTACACCGCCACCTCGGATGCTATCTACTTCTACGCTCTGCAAGGGCTTGGATTGACATCGCTTCCGGCATTTATCCGTACTCGTTGGCGCATCCGCGACGGTTATTACCAGACCGGAGACTTCTTCAGCGGTGTTCTGTCCGGGCGTATCGCTTGTGGTGCAGATGCGACAATAACTATCATGGCAGCGGCAACCGGTTACTTCGGTGTTGGCAATGACGCATCGGGCAACCTCTCGGAGAGTTGTTACCTCGAAGCCGGACAAAGCTACACATTCACCAACTTTGCCAAAGATGAGGGTGCATTGCTGTACATCTACCAAGCCGACCGGATGAGTAGTATAGATCTCTCCGCATTGACGCTTAGTGACAACTTCGATTTCTCGGTCATGAGTCTTGTGGAAACCCTTGTCACAGGTGGAGAAAACCATGTCGAACGTAGTATGGGTTACAATAAACTGGCGGCATATATGCTCGGAGACTTGCCGTTCCTAACCACACTTGATATCAGGAATACCGGAGCAAAGAGCCTTGATGCTTCCAAGTGTCCCCGTATTGAGCATATCCACACCGAGGGCAGTGTATTGGAAAACCTGACTCTTGCAGAGACTTCTCCGATTAATGACATCTCTCTTCCACCAACAATGACAAGCCTCCGTTTTGTCGGTCTTCCTGAACTGACCTATACCGGTCTTTCCGCCCCGTCCGGCCTGCAAATAGAATCTATGCCGAACGTTCAACGTCTGCGTCTTGAAACGTCGCCTAAACTTGACGCCATCCAGATGCTCCGTGACGTCCTCGCTTCACAGACGGAATCCCGTAAACTTTCCATGCTCCGTATCTCGAACATGACACTGAAGGCTGACGGCTCCGAGCTTCTTGCCATTCTCGAATATGGAGTTGCTGGTATGGATGAGGACGGTAACAGACAGGATAAACCGGTGGTCAACGGCACGTATGAACTGACAGTTATCCGTGAAACGGATGAAATCGAATCCCTTGAATCCGGTATCGACGGCCTTGTCATCCTTACCGTCATAGATGCCTACATCGACCTGATCAACTGGTTCAATAATGAGTCTTATGGCGGAGAACCGTACTACGATAACGTAACGCTGGACAACATCAATGAAGTCCTTGAATATTATAACGGCGAAACCTACGAAGAATATCTCGAACGCTTCGCTGAAGACAATATGGATATTAATGATTTAATCAACAAGTAACTATGACGAATGAACAAAGCGCAACGCTGCTTCGCTTGAATAAACAGGCACAAGTGGCAGCACTGAACGCCGTGGGCTTCTCGGATGTCACCGAGAATTCCCGCGCATCTGAATTTGGACAACGTATCAAGTGGGCCGCCGGTCTGCTTGATCTGCATCTTGCCTGTAATCGTATTTCGGATAACTCCAAGGCATACTTTACTGCTGCCGAATGGAACTCCCTTACGCTCGCTAATAAGCAACTGTATATCAAACGCGGGCTTCGTATCCGTGCCCATGGACACTCCTTCGTAATCGCCGCCCAGGAGTGCTATAATGCCGATATGACTACTACCTTCTATTGGGGCGGTCAGGGTAAAGCCATAGACGGCCTGAACCAAAAAGGACTGGGTGCCATGTACGGCTGCTTCACGGGTGAGGAAGATACCGACCTGATTATCACTGGCCTGAAAGACCAAAACAATAGCGGTGTAATCGGTGCGCCGGCTGCCGAAGCCGCCCGTGCATACCGTGCCTACACTTTGGAAAGTGACGGTATCGAGGATGAATCCAACTGGTTCCTTCCTTCATCTGGCCAAATGCTTCTGATGTACCGCTACCGGGATAAAATCAATGAGATGATGCGTACCTTTTGGAGTAGTGACAGTATGCTGATGACTGATAAATACTACTGGTCATCAACAATTTGGGATACTAACTCCGCCTGGGCGTTCGAACTGAATACCGGGCGTATTACGAATCAAAACAAAAATTCAGCCCTTCTTCATGTGAGAGCTGTTGCTTCCGAATAGTATTAACTTAATATTATACAATAAAATGGATAAAAATATCGCCAACGCCATGCTTCTGCGCTTGAATAAACAAGACCAGATAGAAGCCTTAAAATCAATAGGTTTTACAACCGTGAATGAAAACACCCCCGCAAGCGACATCGCCAAATATATGCAATGGTCAGGTACGCTTCTTGACCTTTCTTTGGCTACGCTTCGGATTGAAGACGGTGAACAAGTCTTTTTCACGGCTTCCGAATGGAACTCCATGAGCGCGAATAATCGCTCCAAGTATATCCGTATCGGCATCCGACTTCGCGCCGAATGCCACCAGTTCATTATCGCCAAAAGCGACTGCGTTGACGCAGGCGGCAATAAAACGTTCAAATGGGGCGGCTACGGTACCGACCTACGCGGCCTGAAAAACTACGGCAATGGTAACCAAGGACTCTATGATACCTTCGACGGAAAGGAAAATACCGATGTAATCCTTGAAACCCTCGCAGGCGTCAAGGACACCCAGGGAACTGTCGGCGCCCCTGCCGCCGAAGCTGCCAGAGCCTATAAAGCCTGTACGCTTGAATCTGACGGAATTGAAGATACAACCGTGTGGAACCTGCCCGCACTGGGCGAACTTATGCTTATGGCCAAGTATAAAACCGAAATCAATGAGCTCATAACTTCTATGTTTGGTAATCAAAATATATTTACAAATGACTGGTATTGGTCTAGTACCGAATGGGACGCTTCCAGCAGTTGGAACGTGGGCTTCACCTACGGCATCGTCAACACGACCTACCGCCAGGGCGCGGGCCGGGTTCGTCCCCTCGCCGCAATAAACACTTTATCTCTTTAATTCTTTATCCCTTAGAGAGTTAGCTAAATAAAAGCCCCGGTAGGGGCTTTTCAGTTTCACTTTTTTGAGCTAAAATTGTGTTAATTACTTTACAGTTATTAACTTTGCGCCCTCTAATACATACATTAAAATATTAAAAAATTAACATGGCACTTACACAAGACCTTCCTATATCAAATTCGATGTATAAGCTTCTGAATCTTATCATTGATGCCCGGCAACAATTCCCCAAGGCGTTCCGGTATGAATTTGGTACGGAGTTGATGATGCTTGCCGTCCATTGTTGCGAATATATCCGTTATGCAAATACAGATATGAACCTTGAGCACCGTGCAGATTATCTGATGAAGTTTTTGTGTGAGTTTGATGCATTGAAATTACTGCTAAGAGTGTGTGAAGAACGACATTTGACCAGCCTGACTCAAACTGCCGAAATCTGTCTGCTTGCAGAGAGCATCGGTAAGCAAAGTACCGGCTGGTACAAAAAAACGGTTGCAGATCTCCAACGGCAAAAAGCTAACGGATCGCAACAAGTCGCAAAGCCGGAGTCATAATCGCCAAGGGGATTATGAGTGAGCAATTAGAATTATTTATTGGGCATCCCCCCGGTGATGAGCCGGGAAAGACTAAGATAGCGGATGCAACGGCTTCCAGCAGTTGGAACGTGAACTTCAACAACGGCAACGTCAACACGAACAACCGCCAGAACGCGAACCGGGTTCGTCCCCTCGCCGCAACAGGTAATATAATCTATGACATACTTCTTAGCAGTATTTTCGAAGCATCCGAAGATTGTGCCAGGCAGAAAAGAACGAGTACGGATTGTGTTGAGTTCTATAATGATTATCAGTCCGCATTGGTGCGGCTATGGTATTCTATTATTTACGGTGAATATGTACCGGACTTTTCAAAAGTATTCATACGGACTTACCCGGTATATCGGGAGGTTTTTGCCGCCGCTTTCATTGATCGTGTTGTCCATCACTGGATCGCTCTTCGTATCGAGCCGATCTTAGAGGAACGCTTCCGGGAACAAGGAAACGTCTCCAAGAACTGCCGGAAAGGTGAGGGATGCTTGTCTGCCGTGCACTATCTGAATAACATGATAGTCGAGGTCAGTGAGCATTATACTGCCGATGCGTACATTTTCAAAGATGACCTGTTCAGTTTCTTCATGTCTATCTCGAAATCGTTGGTATGGGAAATGCTGAACATATTCGTAAGGGACAATTATAAAGGTGATGATATTGAATGTTTGCTTTACCTTCTAGCCGTTACTATCTTTCATTGTCCACAAAATAAGTGTATCAGACGCTCTCCCGTCTCCATGTGGGACAAACTTCCCAGTAATAAAAGTCTGTTTCATAATGACCCTGACAGGGGAGTGGCTATCGGGAACCTGCCGTCGCAACTCATAGCCAACTTTCTGGCGTCTGTATATGATTATTTCGTGATGGAAATACTGGGATTCAGACATTATGTACGCTTTGTTGATGACTTTTGTATCGTGGTGAAATCTCCGGAAGAAATATTGTCCAAAGTCCATCTTCTTGATGGTTTCCTGAAAGAACAACTCCTTTTACGGTTGCATCCACGCAAGCTGTATCTTCAGCATTATAAGAAAGGAGTCTTGTTTGTTGGGGCGTTCATTTTGCCGGGTAGAATTTATGTATCTAACAGGGTGGTTGGTAACACATATAACGCTGTCAGGAAATTTAATAGAATAGCTGAAAATGGATTTGCAGAAGCGTATGTTGAGAAGTTTGTGAGTACAATGAACTCTTATTATGGCCTGATGAAACACTTTGCAACGTACAATATCCGTCGTAAAATTGCAGCGATGTTACTTCCTGAATGGTGGGAATATGTTTATATCGAAGGACATTTTGAAAAGTTTGTATTGAAGAATAAATATAACCATAGAAAACAACTAATTAAACATATCAAAAAACATGGATCAAAAAAATATCTTACCGCGTGGGATTGCTAAGCCTATCGAGCAACAGCCGGACGGAACTTGGATTGTACGTCATCACTTCCGGGTGGTTGGTACCAGTGAGAATGGTGAAGAACTGGTAACTTTTGCCAGTTCGGAATATCCCGAGAAACCTACCTTGCAACAGATTCAAAGAAGTATTGACCGTTATCGGGTGTGTCTAACAATGTATGGAGATACAATTTCAGACGAAATAGAAAAGGTTGATCTTTCCGTGTATATGTTTACGGATTAATAGTTCAATCTGTTGGTTGTTTAGGGGTGCTTATCAAGCATCCCTTTTTTATTTATGGAAAAAGTGAAAATTATAATGTCTTGTTTTATAGATATTTATCATAGAATTGATTTCCAAGATTTTCCATTTTTGTAAAACTCGTTATTATACTCAATACATTTGTTCCATACAGAATATTTTATTAATAATTAAACGCTATGAGTATGGGTATAAAAGTATTGTATGATTGGCTTTTGCAATCTAACCGACCGGCACACGTCAAAGCCGGGATGTTCGTCTTTGTTGTAATGCTTATTTTCTGTTTCCTTCTATTAGGCATTGATTTCTGTAAATCTGCTATTGTTTCTTTAACGACAACCGCCATTGCCGCAATAGTGGTTGAGTACATTCAGAAAAAGTGCGGGTTCATCTTTGATTGGCTTGACGCATTAGCTACTGTTTTGCTTCCTGGGCTGATTACTGTGTTTTCAATATTGGTAGTAACTTTATGATTAATATTATGAGATGGTTATATGAGTTATTTAATGTAGACCAGATACGAATTATTTTCGTTTCGATGTTCAGTTCTCTTCTTGCTTATTTAACGCCGACTAAAGGTTTTCTTATAGCATTAGTTGTAATGTTTGGATTTAATATTTGGTGCGGAATGAGGGCTGATGGTGTTTCAATTATACGTTGTAAAAACTTTAAGTGGGATAAGTTTAAAAATGCCTTGGTCGAACTTCTCCTCTATCTTATAATCATTGAAGTAGTCTTCTCCTTTATGAGCTTGATAGGAGATGGTGAGAATTCATTGTTAGTTATTAAGACTATTACGTATGTATTTTCTTATGTATATCTTCAGAACGCATTTAAGAATCTGATTATTGCTTATCCTAGAAACAAAGGGTTTCGTATAATTTACCATGTAATACGTTTTGAATTTAAGCGGGCTACGCCTACACATGTACAAGGAATTATTGATAGAATCGAAAACGAACTAGATAAAGAGGAAAGATATGAAAATATTGATTGATAACGGTCACGGTAGTAATACTCCGGGTAAGTGTTCTCCAGATGGCAGGTTAAGGGAATACTCCTATACCCGTGAAATTGCTGGGCGTGTAGTATTTGAATTGCGTAAATTAGGTATTGATGCGGAACTGGTCGTGAAAGAGGAAATAGATGTTCCTTTGTCAGAACGTTGTAGGCGAGTGAATGAATATAAAACTTCTGATGCAATTCTTATTTCTATCCATTGCAATGCAGCCGGTAATGGTTCAAATTGGATGCAAGCACGTGGTTGGGAAGCATGGACCAGTGTGGGACAGACAAAAGCCGATAAGCTGGCTGACTGTCTGTATGCTACTGCTGAAGAATGTTTGTTTGGAATGAAAATACGGAAGGATATGGCAGACGGTGATCCAGATAAGGAGAGTAGTTTTTATATCTTAAAGCATACGAAGTGTCCGGCTGTTCTGACGGAGAATCTGTTTCAGGATAACAAAGAGGATGTGGATTTCCTGCTGTCAGAAGAAGGTAAACGGACTATTGTCTCTCTTCATGTGAAAGGTATTTGTAAATATCTGAAAGTATGAAAATGCTAATCTATATAACCATGTTCCTGATGTCGGGAATATGGTTTGTTTCATGCCGGAGCGTGCAATATGTGCCAGTGGAGAACATACGCACAGAGTACAAGACACGTGATAGTATCCGAGTTGACAGCATCTATAATCAGGATAGCATCTATGTATTTGTCAAAGGTGATACCGTATATCAGTATAGATATAAATACCTGTATAAGTATCAGTATATAAATAGGGCGGATACAGTGATTAAGACTGATTCGGTACAGGTTCCTTATCCGATCGAAAAACAGTTAAGCCGATGGCAATCTATTAAAATGGAGTTGGGCGGGTGGGCGTTCGGACTGGTTATTGCTTTTGTTTTGATAATAATTGTATGGTTGGTGTATAGAACTAAAATAAAATAGCGCTTGAATAGACACTTTTGCAAATCACTAGTTTTTCTGATTTCTTGCTACGCTTTTGTGACAGTAATACATCAATCTTAACGATGATTACGATGCTTTTATGTTAAAAATGTATTAACATTACGTCAGTAACAAGATGAATATATCATTCATTTATCGGGATAAATAAAGTATGTATTTAATTGAATAATAGGATTATACATCTATTTTAACTCATCAGTCAATCAATCAATCATACATACGTATAAGATTTATACAAAATTTCCTTGAAAAATGAAATTTGTTTCTTAAAAATTAAATGTTTAGCTTTGTCGCAACAAAAGTAGCGATAAAGCTAATTTGAATTAAAATAATCTGAAGTTTTCGATATATGCAATGGGCTATTTAAAAAATAAATCTGATATAAACATATCTTCGGCTGAATTGTTATATAAGAATAATTTATATTCGTCAAGTGTACATTGTGCATATTATAGTTGTATTCAATTAATGAAATATATTATATGTCACAAAATTGGAATAGATTATGATAAGCAAGAAATAGAAATATCCCAATTGAAAACTCAAAAAGCTAAAAGAACAGGTTCTCATAATTATATGATTGATGTGATTGAAGAAATAATGTGTTCTGTAGATAAAAAAGAAGCTTCAATATTTGTTGATTTAATTGAAGACTTGAAAGATTTTAGAGAAGAATCAGATTATGGTAACGTTGAAATTTTATCTTCCAAAAGTTCTGATTCAATCTCAAAAGCGTACGATATTAGAAAACAACTTATAAACTTTTTCCATGTATGAAAAATAGTAGGGATACCATCATTTCTTTCATTGAAAGATTATATTCAGACAATAATAATCTAATGATTAGATATGAATATAATGAAATAAAAGGAAAACATATTGTTGAAATTTTATCTAAGACCGGTGTCTTGTGTGAGGAGTTTATTTGGGAGTCGAAATACGACCTTTCTCGAATGATAAAAAAAGAATTCGGAGAAACTCTAATGTTTGTATCTGATAACTCTTTGACAAAAATATCTAACCCAATATTTGAAGTGGGTTATAACTCAACGCTTGAAGTGGGTTATAACTCATTCACGGTGAATAATAATATAATCGATTTTAAATCAGATTTTGATTATTGGTTCTCATTAGAAAACTATTCTTTAGCAGCATAATAATATGGATAGCAACATTAATAAATCAGATTTTAGATTTGAAGAATACAAAATACTCAAATCATTCATTAGTATAAAAAGAGATGAACTTCCTGATGACGAATATAATATAAACATATCTCCTTCAGGAATAAAAAGCAAAGATCGTTTTGATTTAACTTTAAAGATTGAAATAAAGGATAAGAATGAAGTTGTAAGCATAGATATAACTGTTGTTGGTATTTTTTATTTTCGAGAAAACATTGATATAAAAATGTTGCCTCATTATTTTGCGGTAAATGCTCCTGCAATTTTATTTCCATATATAAGAGCATATATATCACTACTGACATCATTGTCAGGTGTTGGAACAGTTTTGTTGCCAACATTGAATTTGTCATCTTTGAGTAAAGAACTTCTTAATAATATAAAAGAAGAATAGAATGTTTTTTTATGTTTCGCCCCGTCTCTCTAATTCGGGGCTTTTCTTTTGGTTATCTCATTTATAATTATTATATTTGTGTACAGACGTGGATGTCTGTTTGTATCATCTCTCTACGTAGAAGATTTGCTAGATTTTGGATTTGAGAGATAATACGTTATTAACTCCAAAGGAATGAGCCTCGACTAAGTGTAGTCGGGGCTTTTTTATCAATATCATGAATTTGGTGTACTAACAAAGTGCTAATGACTAACAATATGTTATCTTTGTATTACAGTTTACATAATTATTAATTAAAAAAAATGCATCATGGCACTAACTGATTTTTTTAGAATTAATCTTCCTTATGGTATTGTCCGAGATTCCAAAGGTAGATGGTCTGCTTTCAATCGGGAGTATTTACCTCTTGGGTGGAATGAAAGAGAGGATTCTCCGGTAGATATAAATTCAGATAATTCTTTTGGCAATATTCCCATCCATACAGAGTATGAGAAAGTAACAGAAAAGAAGCTTTTTGAAATTGCAGGAGATGAAAAGTTTGTAGAGAGAGATACTGATGGGAAAATTAATCGTATTTATTTATACAATGACAGAACTAATCCTCAATCATCAAATGAGTATTGGAATGATTATTTTTCTAAAATAAAACTTTTGAGCCGATTTGAAAGAAAATAAGTTTCATTTAATCTAAATCAGCTTCAAGAATTCCGTTTGAAATTAGAAAGTGAGTAAACATAAAGAGGTAGCCGAATAAGCTACCTCTTAGTTTTGTAATCCCTCCAATCAACAACACACGAATCAACAAACTCTCCAGAAGGGTTACATAAGATAGTACTAATATATAATTGAAAAGTTCGGTAAGGATATAAAAAAGTGAGCACTTTTCTTTTAAGTCAAGTATAGCTATAATTGGTGAGCACTTATATTATATTGTTTGCTGTGATAAATAAGAACAAACTTTAGTACCTTTGGAATCTATTATTTCTGGAAATATTTTTTATTTATCAAAATCATGATTATATTTGAATTGATAATATTGTTTTAAAACTTATTAGATTTTGATTTATGATAAGAATGAAAAGAAATGTAAAAGGTTGGCTCGTTTGGGGAACTGTCATCCTCATATTAATTATAATAGTCATTTTAGCTTTCTATTTTATTCAGACCAAAGGTAAGTTTGCGGATAAACAGACCGACTGGGGTGAGTTTGGAAGTCTATTAGGAGCGATTGCAGGATTAATAGCATTCGTCGGAGTTTTATTTACATTAAGACAGAATAAACAGCAATTCTTGAATAGCGAGGATAGAGCTGTCTTTTTTGAGTTGCTTAGGATTTTTATTTCATATCGGGATGCCTTGCGAGTGAAAAGAATAGATTGGGTATATGATGAAAAACAATGTGAATGGAAAATAACTCCTTACAATGAGTTTTGTACACCAGAAAAAACTTATCGACAGATTTATGTAGAGTTATACCATACTTTCTATTTGGAAATAAGAAGAGGTATTCCTGAAAATTTTTCCAAAGAGGAATTTGTAAGGAGGATTATTCCCCAAAATATGTCTAAAGAGCAATGGATGTTTATATATGGTCAATTGAATGCTGCCATTAACAACATTTATTCAGAGCATGAATTTGGAATACATAAAGGAAAGATTAATATTTATCCTGTACATATAAACACTTATGATTACCTCTGTTTAAATGCGATTAAGATCTATTTTGAACAGAATAATTTCAAGCCCATAGCTGAAGCTTGTGCTAAAGCCGCTGATCATTGTTTTGCCCCATATAAAAATCAACTTGGCACATATTTTAGGAATGCTTATTATATTTTGGAAATGACTTCGGAATTCACTTCGCCCCTAAAATATTCGAATATATTTCGAGCGCAACTGTCAAAGTATGAACTTGTGTTGTTGTTTTTTAACTCATTTAGTTCATTATCAACAATTGAGACACGAAGGTTATACTTGAATGCCGATTTGTTCAATAACCTTGAGTTGAAAGATGTGCGATTGAAAGAGGGGATAAATGATGAATCTGTATCCCGCCGAATGGAATATATACATTTTCCACCAGTCTTGTTTCAAAAGGCAAACAAAAACGAATATATGTCTAGTAATTTGTTGGAAAAATTGTACAATGTGACTCTTTCAGAAAATAATATACTATAGAATGTTCGGTAGAAATAAAAAAGTGAGGGGAACCACCCCCTCACCAAAGTCAAACCAAAATAATCCGAATTATGTCCGTATTATCTTGATGTTGCAAAGATACAATTATTTTTCGATTAGACAATAAAAATCCCTGCATCGGCTCAATGCAGGGATGGTGTCAAATAAGAGCTTAACTGATTTTTAATGATGTCTGATGAATCATTTCGCTAACATCGTTCAAAGCGTTCAGGAACGTTTTGAGTTCATTGTCAGTAAAGCGAGCCTTTTTCCCGTTGACTATATTTCCGTTAATACGTTGGTATAGCCAGTTTCTACTTTTACCAAAATATTTCTTTGCAATATAACTGAATGAGATTGCTTCGGGCAATTCTCCAAGTTTATCACGTAATATGGCTTCTTCCACTCTTTCTATATAATCATTGCAGGCATTTACCGTTGCTTTTAGCCCAGCTTCAGATGCTTTTTTGTAGGCTTCCTTTTGGGCTTCCGGTAGTTTATTATATTTATCCTGCATTTCCTTTTTGAAAGCTTCTTTTTCTTCTGTGGTTTTTAGTTCTTTGAATCTTTCAAAGTCAGCCTGCATTTCTTTTGTTGGCAGGCAATCATTCCAATCTATCATAGCTTTTAATGTTTGTCCCTCCCCGAAGGGAGGGATGTTAATTACAACTTTTTTAATTTCTCTTGGATTTCGTTCATCCGATCGAGTATGTCATTTATAAGCGCTTCCCGTTCTTTGGCATTTTCAGGAACCCCATAGGCCTCGTGAAATGAAGCGAGAAGTTTTAAATTCTCATACTCTTGTTCTAATTCTTTTTTTTCTTCATCTTTCATCAGTTAAACATTAAAATTAAGAACTCTTATTTGACACTACAAAGATAATAAGCATTTGGTTATTATGCAAATTCTTAGTGATTTATTTTATATGTGATTATTCATTTTTCAAGTTGTCAAGTATTTCCCTGATTGCTTTATCAGCGTGTTTTCTCATTATTGTGACATAGTTGAAGATTGGTCTATCTTCTTTCATTGATTGCCCGATACAGTATTCCAGTGTACTAAGAGGAATTCCCAGGTCATATCCATGTTGGACGAAAGATTTGCGGGCTGAATATAGGGTGAATTTATGCCTGATTCCTGCCACCTTGCCTAATTGACTGATTTTCCTGGCCAGCAGGTTATAGCAGGAGGTATAGTTCTTGTATTTCCCGAATATGATTTTCCCTGTATTCTTTTTCATATACTTTTTTATAATGGGCTTTGCTTCTTCGGGAATGGAAAAGGAAATCAGGGAGTCCCCTTCTTTGGTGTTTTTGGTCTTTTTCCGGATGTAGTTTATTTCATCCGTCCGGAAATCGTATGCTAGTATGTCTACTAGGTTCATGCCGGCAAGATAATAAGTAAGCATGAAAATGTCCCGTGTTACGTTGAGATTGTAATGCTCTAAATTTGCATCTCTGATTGTTTTGAGTTCTTCC